GCCGTATGGACCGCCTGGCACGTCACAGCTTGCCCTCCCGCACGGCGTGCCTCACGAGGCGCTGGAACTTGGCCACATTCTTGCGAACCATGCCCTCGGGCCGCTTCTTCGAATGCCCATACTCGATTGCGCGGGCATAGGGACGGTGGTTGACGATGTAGACCGGCTGGTCGCCCTTGACGGTCGCCGCGGCGTTTATCAGCTCGGCCTGCGCCATGTTGGCCGGCCGCAGTGGCACCTCGGACGTCTTGGGCGCCCCGACGCTCGTCTGCCAGTTGCCTTGGAGCATCCAGGTGGCGACCGGCGTGTCGGCGATGATGGCGCCCCCCATGTTGATCAGCACGTACCGGCGGATCTCGCCGATGGTGTGCTTGGCGCCCTTGGCCCACTTCTGTAGGTCGAGCGCGAAGTTCACAGTCTCACCACCAGCGCGCAGTGGGCGATCGGGTGCGCGCCGTCGGGGTTGATGGGGGTGGAAGACTGGATGTCCCAGACGTCTGAACCGATCGTGACCGTGTCCTGTGGCCGCGGCTCGAGCGACAGGTCGCGCGCCGCCATCGCGAGATACCGCACCCCACGCTGAGCGAGCGAGTTCCGCTCTTCTAGGTTGTCGGTGTACTCACTCAATGGCAGGAAGACGCACTTCATGGTGTCGGACAGCGGCGTCCCGTTGGTGACGGCGCCCGCGGTTGAAATCGACGCCACTGTAAACCGACGCCAGCACCTTGCGCGTGAGGGTGCCGGTGGTGCCGTACTTCGTGATTTGCCGGTAGGCCGTCGCCTCCGCGCGCTCAGTCGCCGTCGACACAGGCGCACTCCGATTCCACCGCCGAGGAGACGCAAGAACCGGAGTGCACCACCACTCCGCCAAGCCCAACCATGCGGCGCAGGTAGGCGTAGCGTCGCCCGTAGGTGGTGCGCATGTATGGGTCGGTCGCCGACATCTTGGCCAGCTCGGGCGAGCGCGTGGTCGAGATGCGGCTGAAGGTCTCGGTCGTGGCGTCGTCGGCGTCGATCACGCTCGTCGATGCGGTCGCCTCGGCGTTGGCCACCACGATCGAGTGCGCGACCCAGTTGGCGAGTCCCTCCGAGTAGAAGTCGCCCCAGCGGGTCACGTCGAAGTGCGGGGCCGCCAGGCCCATGAAGATCAGGACCCTGGCGTCCGACTCCGACGTGAACTGCGGGAAAAGCGCCTTGAACTCGGAGGCCGTCACCGCGCCCCCTAGGCCATGTTGTCTTGGTAGAGGACCGTGTAGATGTAGCGGACGTTCAGGCCGGCGTACTTGTACCAGCCCGGGATCTTGACCTTGAGCCCCATGGGCTGCGGGGCCAGGAACCTGACCGGCATCGGAACGTGCATGACCATCCGGCGCTTCTCGTTCCGGTAGAAGACATTCCGGCTCTTGCCCGTGGCGCCGCTCCCGGCAACACCGGCGGTCGCGGCCTGGAGGATCGGAACGACGTTCAGCTTCTCGCCCGAGCGCGCGGTCGTCATGTTGCCTTCCTGCACGAGCTGCAGGAGGGTCTTGGTGCCGAGCGAGTTGTAGCGGGTCGCCAGCGCCGAGTAGCACGCGGGCGCGAGGCCGAGCGTGTTGGGCAGCACGGTGTAGTTGGACCCCTGCCAGTAGGTCAGGATGCCCTTGTTGACGTCGGCCAGCACCTGGTCGGCGGTCGCGGTCGTGCCCCACGCGGCCGTGTAGCCGGAGGTCCCGTCGTTGTGGGTCGTGACGCCGCTCTGGTTGAGCAGGCCGTAGTAGCGGACCTCGCCCGCCACGCCGGTGTTTTCACCGTTGAGCGCCACCTCGTTCAGGTGCCGTTCCGACGCCTCGATGGCGGTCGCCATGCGCTCGCTCGGCAGCGGGCGAATCATGCGGGCCGCCTGGACCAACTCGTCCTGGGTGTACTGGTACGAGATGCCGCCGGTCGAAACCGCGGTCTCGACCACGGCACCCGCCACGTCGACCCCGGGCAGGTTGTCGGCCGCGCCGTTGATGCGCTCCCCCTGGCCCACCTTGTCGTAGATCTGGTAGCGCACCGAAGAGGCGTCCGGGCCCGCTTCCGAGGTCACCGGGATGAGCATCCGATACTGCGCCTCGGTGTAATCCTTGGCGTAGCTCTCGGCCTCCGTGTAGGCGAGCTGCGAGACCAGGAAGGCCATGCCCTCCGTGGAGTCCGCGGCCAGCAGATACTCGTGGTTCCAGTCGAGCTTGAAGATCTTCTGGAGCCCGATGTCGATCTCGTTCCAGCG